ACTCGCGTCGTGGGCGTCTGTTGCATCAGCTAAATGGTTGGAAATAGCTGACGAGTTAGCGGAAATGAAGGTGTCCAGCTCAGCTATAGCCGCCTGCCCGTCCGTTGAGCTCACATTCCCGGTCGGAACTACGCTCACAGCACTCGCCTCATGGGCAGCGGTGGGGTCCGACAGGTGTGAGGCGATAGCAGAGGAGTTAGCGCTGATGTTTCCCGTATTAGTACTGATATTTCCCGTGTTAGTCCCAATAAGCCCCAGAGCCACCGTCAAATCACTGTCAAGCTCCGCCAGAGCGCCTGCAACAGTAGTGGCGGTGAGGCCCCCCACCGGGGTAAAGACGACTGTCCCAGTTAATCCCGCGGCATCGAACTGAGCAACCTGCGTACCCCCCGCGGAGATTCCCAATGCGTCGGTCCCAATTCGGTAAACCCCCGTGTCCGCGTCCAGGTCGAACCCCAGGGATGGTGTGGCTGCAGAGCCATCCGCTAGGGCGGTGGTGGCAGTAACGGTGGTGGTGACCGCCGCGGTAACATTGGTGCCGTCACAATAAACCGCGGTTTTTTGGTCGGCCGTTAGAACTACCGTTGTACCCCCGCCAGTAGTAAACGTGGCAGTAAACTCGCCAATTCCCGACTCAACATTCAGGAAGTAGATATTGTCAACCGTGGGAAGGGTGATCTCAACGTCCCCTGAGGCAGTCCCAGACAACCGAATCATCCGCCCCGCAACTTGATCGCTGGTGAGGACTTGATCCCCCGCGGCCATATCAACTACAAACTCCCCAAACGTAAACTCAACGTCTTTTCCATACCCAACAGTTAGCCAGTAGGTGCCATTGCAGATTACAATGCAGGATTCCCCTGGGAAGAGGGTCTTACTCAGGGACCCATCTACTGTTTCTGAGCCATGCCCACTTAGGGTGATAGACCCGGCAGCTGAGTTATGAAGAAACGCGTAGTAACCGTCCCCCGCTGAGCTAGCTTGAGGGAGGGTTACAACCCCTGACCCTGAGACCGCCTCAACTAGCTTTCCGCGATCATTTAGAGTTAATGAGGTAGTGCCGCTGACTGACCTGTAAGACGCATTGACCCGGATCTTTCCAGCGTTAGCCTGGAGCCCGTTTCCAGCCAGTAAGGAGGCGTCTGCCGCGGAGGTTCCAGTGCCGTACGTGAATAGGTTCCAGAGTCCCGCCGCCGTGGTATTGTCGGCCACGTAGACGTACCTCGACTCCCCGGGGTTGATTGTCGCGACTGCACCCCCGTCAAAGTCCACCACGTCAAAGGAGTTAGCCCCGGTATTTCTCACCAGCAGATCGTAGCCAGTGCTCATTTGATTGGCCGGCGGTAGCGTGACGGTCAGGTTGGGGTCGGTGACAAACTCCATAATGGAGGCGGCCATCAGTCCGGTCTCCCCATCATACTGGTTAGGCCAGTACAGCAAGGAGTCTTCAGTGATGGTGTGCTCAATGAACCTGGATTCCGACGGGGGAACGGTCACTCCGCCAAAGGGGTTAACAAAGTCTGTCATCAGCCTTCCCTCTTAATAAGTGAGGAGTCACCGTTGATTCGGCGCATTGCCTCAGTGGTAACATCGTTGACCGCCTCATCGTACAGACTCTTAAAAATCTGCAAGCGATCCTCCCGCTTAATCCAGGGTTGGGCCTCCAGGAGGGTAGCATACAAGATCAGTTGAGGAGCGTACCGGGTAGTCCAATTAGTCTGGTTCGTGGCATCCAGGGGGAGGGGACGCTCATAGTATGCCACTTCGGCTTCATAGGCGGTGTCCGGGGTTGCAGCGATGAGCCAGTGCTCATAGTCATAGTCCGAATAGTGATCCGGAACCCCCACTTGAGACTGGTCCGGCCAGAAGGTTCGGCAAAACTGATAGTTTCGCTGGGTAAGGAACTTGGTCTCCCCATTAACGATAATGGACATAGCCGCGGTCTCACGCCACCGGACGGGCTTTACTACCGTGGGTTCTGAGGTTGTGAGTTCAAACTGAGCATACTTAAGAAACCCCAGGCCTCTTACTCTGGCAGCAATCCGGTTTTCCGCCATCATGATTAGGCGCGGGATCTGGGCAACAAAGTCAGGATCGTTGCGATTGATGTAAGATTGAACGTCGTCCATCAGGAGATTATAGGTCATCAACTCGGCCATTTCTTACTCCGCATCGGGGTTGATGAGCTCCTCATCCGGTCTCGGATAGCGGAGCGTGAATTGGTCGTCTTTACGGGCGGGGAGCCGGTAGGGGTCATACAGGTCCTGACAGTCCCCACATACTCGGAGTTTGGTGTTGGGATCCTCCACCAGATCTTCATACTTAACCTTGAACTGGCACCGGGGACAGATCGCAATCGCGAGGTTAGACGATCCCTTGGTCTTGAGGTATTTAGCCATTGTAACCCCCCAGTGATGGGCTCACAAAAATTGGGGCGCTGTCAGTTTCGTCCGTCTCAACATTATGAAGAGCCTTCTGAGCCTGCTGCTGGATAATGCCGAGGCGGACATCAGAAACGTCTGGGAGCTCAAAGGCGGCAGTCTCAGCCGCAGTCCAAATGACGGTATTTAGCCACCGATCTGGGATCGCAAGAATCCCGGTCATCGATCCAACATCTTGGACTTGTCTATGAAGGTTCACCGAGAGATGGCACGTATCAACGCTTGGCACCCCCCACAGGGTTATTCTCGGGTCAATTAGTTTCTCAAAGAAGTAATTGGTTGGGGTACTAGACGGCTGATCCTTGTTGACTTGGTTTCGATAGTCATCCCGATTAAAGGGAGACAACGGAATATCCCGAACGCCGGTGCACAAGTAAAAGTCGCTAACCGTGATGGGGTCTCCGGTCGAAGTGAGTCGAAACCCGTCTGCGACAAGCGAGGGGTCAAGATCAACCCAGAACCACTTGGAAGTTTCCCAGTCGTCCCGTGAGATCGTTACCTCAGGACTCCAATTTAGGCCGCCGTCTTGGGTTGTTTCAAGCGTGAAGTTAGTTGACTGGGTAACCGAGTCGAACTTAACACCAAATCGGACTACCCTAGAAAAACCGTCCAGGATGGTAGTAAAACTTTGAGCCCCAGCCAGATTAGTGCCCTCAACTCTACTAGGAATGCTCAACGAGACCCCGAGAAGGTCTAGTGTTCCCGTCGGCAACTGATAGGTGGCTTGATTCTCTTTCAACCCCATAAGCTGGGTTTGGACAGCCCACAGGTTTAATCCCGTGCTTGCCAAGTCCATCAGCACCATGTAGAGGGTTTCTCGGACAGTGGTGAGAGATTCTTGGCTAATTAGCGCAGGATTTTGACCGCAGCGACGAACAATGTGGTCAATCAGGCGAGAGACGGTCAGCTGGGACTGCTTATAGGTGCCACTTGTGGCCATTTCATCCTTCCTCAAGCAGAAATGGGGAGGCTACCGCCCCTTGGCGCATAGTCCTCCCCATTTAATCCAATACAGGAACTGGGTGAGCCGTTGTGTTAGGGCCGGTCTCTCCCGACAGTCACGCATGAAACACCACCCTCAACAATCGCGTTTATTGTCCACCAGGTCTGGGGGGATGGACGGGGGAGTATCCAGACCTGGCGAGGGCTAGTGTGATGGTCACACCCCTTGGTTACCGTACAGGTTACGCCACTCAGTCCAGCCCGACGCCATCCGGAAGGTAGACTTGTACCGCATCGAGTCAGTTTCGAAGTCGCCTTCCATACCCTTCTCAATGCGGCGGCGCCACAGGACCTTCAGGCCATCTCGTGCGTTGGTTTGCACGAACCAGGCGTTGGCAGAGGTCAGGCGGGACATCACCACGGATTTGCTAATGGATGCCGTCGACTTCACAGGGTTCAAGTCGTTGTTAGTCGTACCAGCACGCAAAACCGACTTGAGAATCACTTCAGCCTGCAGCATGTTGGACGGATGAACCACCAGCTGCTGCGGCAGCACGCGGATACGCTTGCCACGTGCATCCTGGGCTTGCCGAATAGTGATGAGTGCCTGCTCGATGGAGGTTTGAGACATCGCTGCCGAGGTCAGGATGTTCGACTGAACCCCACTGAAGACCGGGTGATTAGCGCTGCACAGGGCCACCCCGTCTCCGCCTTGGTATGAGGCATTGAAAGCCCGATTCAGGTGGTTAACCGTCACCGTCTCCAGGGTCTCCATCATGGACTGGGCGAGGTGTTTCGAATAGGTTGACCCCATTCGAATGTGGTCACCGTCTTCCACCAGGGTGCGGGTGAGGGCAAAGGCCAGACCGTAGACGTCGTAGGTGTAGCGCTTAACATACAGCTCGCCCCCTTCGTCATAGGTCACGGGTTGACCGTCCGGAAGCACCGGAGCAGCACCGAAGCCAAACAGTACGGACTCTTCGTGATATGCACGTTTAAGGCCGTCTTCTTCACTGAAGACCTGTTTGTACTCATCGGCACGTTGGTCATAGATGCCGTTGAAGTGGGTATTCAGAATCGGCTCAACCACGCTGCGGAAGAGCTGAGAACGCATCAGATTGCCAGACATTTTCAGTCCTCCAATTAGACCGCGGCTTTCTCGGCGCGGTAGACATGCTCCGCAATCGAGACCATCACGACGGTGTAAGCATCGCCAGCCGCATTGTCGGGAGTTCGAAGGAACTCTTCAACGCGGAACTGACCGTTAGCGGCTGCCCCCACCAGGGTGGAGTTGAGCGCCGCATCGCTGCGACCGGTGGCGACCGAGCCGCCCGGGGCGGCAAAGCCAATCCAGTCGGCCTGGTCACCAATAGCGGTAGCAGCTACCGGGCCATTGGCCTGGACCATGAAGACGGTGTCAGGGTCATCGTAGACCATGGCCTTGATGTCCGTAGCAACCTGA